GTATACAATGGAAGGTTGGTTCTACAACAATGCCAACTATACCGCCACAAGAGCGTTGGTTGCTCCACAGCACCCCAGCGGAGCCACAAATGCTCTGAGCCTATTCACCAATGATGCACAGTCATTTACTTTGGATGCATATGGTGGTGGCGGTGTTAGAACTTATAATTTTCCCACCAATACCTTACAAGTTAACCAATGGCATTACATCATATTGAATCGTAATGCCAGCACTTTAGTAGAAACCATGTGGATAGGTACTTTTGTTAATAACAGTTCATTAGTAACCTGTAGCCGTGCTACCAGTTGCTCGGGCGGAACCAGTATCAGTGGTGGTACACAAGTCAACAATCTCAATTACTCAGGCGTCTGCAACAACGTAGGCAAATTTTATGGTGGTTATTGGCCAGGTTTTATTACCAACTTCCGTGCCACCGTAGGCACAGCAGTTTATAACAGCACGAGTGCCACAGTTACAGCACCAATAGCACCATTGACTGTTTTGAGCGACACTAAGTACCTAATGTTAGGTGCAGTAGTGACCACAGATTCCGCTGGTCTTCAAACTGTCACAAACAACGGCACAGTTACACAGAGTGCAACTAAGCCTTTTTAATTTGAATATTATATGAACGACTTGAATAAAAATTTATCCGAAATATTTGATGTAATGCCAATTGAAGATTCTAAAAAAGAAAAACTTCCTGTGGTGTCGGCCAAATACAATCAACCAGATTTGAAACAAGATTTGACTGATGCCTATCAACAATCAAAAGAAAACCTACAAGGCATTATTGACCAAGGCCAAGAAGCCATGGAAGAAATACTGAACATTGCCAAAGCAGGCCAACATCCACGAGCATTTGAAGTGTATGGAACTTTACTCAAAAACATGGTAGATGCCAATAAAGAACTTTTGAATATACAGAAACAAATGCGTGATATGGACGAAGAAAAGAAAAAGAATGCTGGCACCAATATTGATAAAGCAATCTTTGTGGGTTCTACTGCTGAACTCAATAAACTTCTCAAAGGAAAAGAATGAAGCTTTGGGTGAATGTTTGTTTTTATTATGTAGAAGAACGGTTAGAGCAGTTTAGAGAAGTAATAAAAACACTATCAGAAATACCAAATCTCAAACTCATTATTAACAGCAATGTTAATTTTGATTCTAGTTTACCTATTCATGTTGTAGATTTAGAACATCCATACTGGCACACATGGGAACATAAGAAGTGTATGCCGAAGTTTTTGGAATCAGATTATACACACTTTGCATACCTTGAAGGTAATATTCAGATTGAAAGAAAAACATTTGTTTACTGGAACCAAACTAGAAGTTTATTTTTAAAGAATAATTTAAACTTTATACCTGCTGTTCATCGTGTTCAAGTGAATGAAGGTCAAGTCTATTCTTTAGACTGTACACATTACCAACGGCATCGGCCAATCATCACAGTAGAGGATCAAAAGTTTATTTCTTTATCTGAGCCATATCAAGGTATGTTTATTATGGATAAAGAATTGGTCAAAGAACATATTGAATCAGATTACTTTGCATTTGGCCAAAAAGGTTCGTGGGGCATCCGTGAATCAGCTAATCTAGGCAATATGTTTGTGAATATACCTGTGGGATTTGGCCATAGGTGTATGTTACCACTAAATAATTTCTCCGACACATGGGTTACACACTTTGGTACCGACTATCACGGTGACAAAAATTCACCTCACGCCAAGATAAAAATTCAGGATTTGTTTAGATGAACCAAAAAGATTCTTATCGTGATAACCCCCTACTCAAAAAGGTAGGTGTTGACCATCAGTATACCAAAGAACAGATTGAAGAATATGTAAAGTGTTCTAAGGATCCTGTTTACTTCTGCAAAAACTATATTAAGATTGTAAACGTGGATCAAGGCCTAATCAATTTTGATATGTGGCCATTTCAAGAAGAAATGCTTAATCTATTCAAAGATAATCGTTTCGTTATCACCAAATGTCCTCGTCAGGTTGGTAAAACCACCACAACAGTTGGTTATCTTCTTTGGTCAACTATCTTTACCGACTCTCAAAATGTGGCCGTTCTGGCAAACAAAGGTTCTTTGGCTCGTGATATTCTATCTAAGTATCAACTGGCATATGAGAATTTACCACAATGGCTCCAGCAAGGTGTGGTGACGTGGAACAAAGGTAACGTAGAACTAGAGAACGGCTCTAAGGTCATTGCGGCCTCCACCAGTTCCTCAGCAATCCGAGGTGGTTCTTTTAACATTGTATTCTTAGACGAATTCGCTTTCGTGCCAAACAATATTGCCAATGAATTCTTTAACTCAGTCTATCCCGTAATCTCATCTGGTAAGTCCTCAAAGATTATCATTGTTTCCACACCAAATGGTATGAATTTATTTTATAAACTATGGATGGATTCTATTGAGGGACGAAACAACTATAAAAACTTTGAGATTCACTGGTCTCATGTACCAGGTCGTGATGATGCATGGAAAGAAGAAACCATCCGTAACACATCAGAACGGCAATTTGCACAAGAGTTTGAAACCGAGTTCTTAGGTTCTTCTAATACTCTCATTTCTGGTTACAAACTGCAACAATTGAGGTACATGAACCCGATTGTAGAACATGATAAGTTGAAAATCTATGAACATCCTATCAAAGAAGGTGTCAATGGTTCTCTGACCGATCACATTTATTGTATTTCAGTTGATGTGTCGGAAGGTAAAAACTTAGACTCCTCAACTTTCTCTGTGATGGACATATCAACGACACCATATAAACAGGTGGCCACCTATTCAAGTTCGTCTATTTCACCCATATTGTTTCCAACGGTGATTGTCAATGCAGCTCGTTTATACAATGATGCCTATGTTTTGGTTGAAATTAATAACAATCCACAGGTGGCAGATTTTATACATTCAGATTTAGAGTATGAGAACCTATTAAAAGTTTTTACTGGTAATAAGAAACCACAACAACTATCTGCCGGTTTTGCTCGTGGTGTGCAGATGGGTCTAAAGATGTCACCTCAGGTAAAGGCTGTAGGTTGTTCTAACCTCAAGACTTTGATTGAAGGTGATAAGTTACTGATTAATGACTTTGATACCTATTCAGAGTTAACCACATTTGAGCAATATAAGACATCATTTGCGGCTGCAGATGGTGCCAATGATGATATGGCAATGACTTTGGTGATTTTTGCATGGGCAACTACACAGAAATACTTCAGAGAAATAGTAAATCACGATTTAAGAAAACAGATTCAGTTGGAAAACATGAATCAATTGGATGAAGAAGTTCTACCTGCACCTATTATAGAAGATGGTCTAAAGACCGATTTTATGGTGGAAGGTGGTGATGTATGGGAAGTGGCAGACGGTGGCGATACTTATGGAAAATACACTAGAGATTTTTTTAGGAGTATGTAAATCCTATGAATCATAAATATCAGTATGGTATTTTAACTGCCAAGAACACATAATAATTCAAGGAGAATAAAATGGCGTTTCAACTCTCTCCAGGCGTAAATGTTTCCGAAGTTGACTTAACAACAGTCGTTCCTTCGGTTCTCACTACAGCTGGCGCTTTTGCTGGAACTTTTGCATGGGGTCCAGCAGACAAAATTATCCTAGTGGATAACGAACTAACTCTAATCAATACTTTTGGTAAACCAGATTCTAACTCGGCAACATCTTTCTTTACAGCTGCATCATTCCTAGCATACGGAAATAATCTAAGCGCAGTTCGTGCTGTTGGTGCAACAAGTAATAATGCAACCGGAAATGCTGCGGTACAAATCAAAAACTCTGATGTTTTTGAAGCTTCTTATTTGTCTGCCAATAACGCAAATGCATATGGCGCTTTTGTTGGAAGATATCCAGGTTCTTTAGGTAATTCATTAGCCGTTTCTGTCTGTGCTAATTCAGCAGTTTTCTCTACATGGAATTACAAATCATTTTTTACCAGTGCTCCAGGAACTTCTGATTATGTAACTGCTGCTGGTGGATCTAACGATGAAATTCATATTGCTGTTATCGACCAAGACGGATTATTTACTGGTACACAAGGTACAGTATTAGAAACATATGGTTTTGTATCGAAAGCTTCTGATGCATCTTTAAATGGTTCTACAAATTACTATCGTCAAGTCATTTTCAATCAATCAAAATATGTTTATTCTACCGATCCAGTTGATTATGCCAATACAGCAACAAATTGGGGAAGAACAGCAAATACGGTTTTTGTAAGTCCACCTGCAAATCAAACAGTTGACTTAGTTGGAGGTTCTGATGCAACTATTACAGAAGGTAATTTAGAATCTGCGTATGATTTGTTCTCTAATAAAGAATTGATTGATATTTCTTTAGTATTAACCGCCGATGCTTCTGCCAATGTTCAACAATATGTTATTGATAATGTAGCAAATTCTCGTAAAGATTGTGTGGCATTTATTTCACCACCAAGCTCTGCTGTTGTTAATAACGCAGGCAATGAAACAACAAGTATTCAATCTTATTTGACATCATTATCTCGTTCAAGTTCATATGTTGTTGCTGATTCTGGCTGGAAATATATGTATGACAAGTATAACAATGTATATCGATATGTTCCATTAAACGGTGACATTGCTGGTCTGTGTGTTAATACAGATACGATTCGTGACCCATGGTTCTCACCTGCTGGTTTCAATCGTGGCCAAATTAAAAATGCTATTAAACTGGCATGGAATCCTAACAAAACTCAACGAGATGTATTATATTCGGCTGGTGTAAATCCTGTTGTATCTTTCCCTGGCCAAGGCATCGTGTTGTTTGGTGACAAGACACTACAAAGTAAACCATCTGCATTTGACCGAATCAATGTTCGTAGATTGTTTATTGTGCTTGAGAAAGCAATTTCTCGTGCAGCTGAATTCTCGTTGTTTGAATTCAACGATGAATTTACTCGTGCTCAGTTTGTAGCACTGGTAACTCCATATCTCCGTGATGTTCAAGGTCGCCGTGGTATTACTGATTTCCGTGTTGTTTGTGATACAACCAATAATACACCACAAATTATTGATACTAACCAGTTTGTTGGAGATATTTACATCAAGCCTGCTCGTTCTATCAACTTTATCCAATTAAACTTTGTTGCAGTTGGAACTGGTGTTGACTTCACAACAATCGTTGGTGCAGCTTAATAAATACTAACGAATAGGAGATAACAAATGGCATTCAATGTAGCAGAATTTAGAGCAAATATGATTGGTGACGGGGCCCGTCCCAATCTATTTACGGTCACTTTAGTGTTCCCAACAATCGCAGCTAACGGCACGGCCGCTGGCCAGAAAACAACATTCATGGCAAAATCAGCACAGTTACCAGGTTCTACTGTAGGTACTGTACCTGTGTTTTACTTTGGTCGTGAATTAAAGTTTGCTGGCAATCGCACATTTACTGATTGGACATTGCAGATTATCAATGATGAGGATTTCGTAATTCGTAATTCTCTTGAATCATGGATGAATGCAATCAACAGCCATGCAAGTAATGTTCGTAATACTGCAGCTGTTAATCCATCTACTTATACTGTAGATGCGATTGTAACACAATACGGCAAAGCTGGTAACGAATTGAAATCTTATAAGTTTGTAGGTGTATTCCCACTTGATATTGCACCAATTGATTTAGATTGGGGTTCAAACGATGTTATTGAAGAATATTCAGCAACATTCGCTTTCCAATATTGGGAATCAAATACTACAACTTAATATGTTTTTGTTTGAGGGACTTCGGTCCCTCATTTATGTTTAATTGAATTGGAATAATATAAAATATGGCAGCCACTAATAAATTCTCTCTCTTTGGTTTTGAGATTGCTCGTAAGAAGTCAGAAGAAGAGCAAGCTCAACAACCTTCTTTTACACCACCTTCCAATGAAGATGGTGCTCTTACCATTTCCTCAGCAGCATAT